TATATATACCGTCAAACATGCATAACAAAATTCAATTTGGAGGTCTACCTCCTGTCGATGTCAATCAAAAGCGCAAGCATAGAGCTGGAGCTCGCCAAGCGGTTGGTGAAGATGGGCTTGAATCCAATACATTCACCACTTACGACCACGAGGTTAAATTTGAGAACATCAAGGTGGGCGTGAATGTGTGCCGAGTTAAAAATGATGACCCAGAGACAGGCGTCGGGGTCGCAAAAGGTGCCATTCTCGCCGGAGTTCCGTTAACTGTTCCTAGTAATACGGCCGCTGCGACCACACACGCAATGAAAAAGAGGTGTGATTACAAACCTCAACTTAAGGATATCGACTCCTTCAAGATTGGCCATGGGTTGCTCATGGCTAAGTTTTTGCCCCAGGAGACGATTCGCGTGGACAAAGATCTCATGGATGAGTACTTTGCCACTTGTGATCCCAGTAAGGCTCGTAGGTTGTTGGAGGCCCTTGATGGGGCGCAATGGAACAGTGAAATGGACACAAAACATGTGTTCGCAAAACAGGAAGTGCTCTTGAAGGACCATAAGGCTCAGCCGCGCGTTGTCTACCAAGGAACAGACATGTACAACGCACTGACTGGTCCTGTTGTTATGGAGCTTAACAACAGGATGAAAGAGATTTTTTCCCTCCGCAACCCCTTGAATACGGGCAATATCGCACTGTATGCGTGCGGCATGAAAGGGGAGGAGATGGGAGAAATAATGGAGCAAGCCAGAGGGAATCCAATCGAGAGCGACGCAAAGAACAACGATGGGAGTCAATCGAAAGAATTTCGCAAGTATGAGGCGATGTTCTATCGGAAATTGGGAGCCCCCGATTGGTTTGTTCGTGAATTTGCACGTACGCTTAAAGTAAGGGTGTGGACGCGTTATGGCATCTGCGCAGAAGTCAGTGGTGAGAGGTGGTCCGGTGAAACAACTACCACCACTGGAAATAGCTACGTACATATGGCTTTGATCCAGGCTGCGCATGAGCGCGCCGAGATCAAGAATAGCACGAACATCCATGGGGGGGACGATTACCTGGGATATGTTGAGGGTGATGAGCTCAAGTTCAAAGATGCGGTTGAGAAGGTCTTCGACGACAGTGGTATGGTCGCTGAAGTCGTTCCGCAGACAGCTCGTCATTATGCCACTTTCTACCGGAAGAGGTATGTCCGAGGCACCATTGGTACTCGTCCTGTCCCACAATTCGGGCGTGTCCTTGCAAAATTGAACCTGCGTCCAAATAGGAATCAGCAGGTCAATGATCGTGATTACATGGCGGGCAAGTATTTGTCCGCCGCGTATGAACATCGACACGTTCCCGGTATAAAAGAACTGTTACTCGCAACCTCGGCACGCTTGTCGGATACTCCCTATCTTGATGTTCGCACCTCAAAGATGCGCGAGATGGGGGGACGCGATAACGTCCAGGAGATAGTATCTAGGTCCTTGACGCATGTGGTCACCGACTTCAATGATTTTCTTCAAGAAGTGTATGGTATCAATTATGATGATCTTTTCGATTGTTACGAACGTGTGTGCCAGTCATGTGTTGACTATTGTGACGGCTTTACATATGTCGGAAAAGATGGCAAAACCAGAAACAAAAAGAATAATTCGAAGTACATAGCGCCCAAAATGTCAGGTGATACGATCGAGGCTCTAGTACGCCTGGATGTGAACTGAGTAGTAGGAATGACCGCTTGGATATGTGATTAGCAAGTAACACAGACC